ATCATCTGAATCTCCTGGAATCAGTTCTGTAGCTTTGCGTAATGCTTCTTTAATTTCATCAGACAGGAAATCAGCAGGGTCATAGAATCGATAATCTATGTCGTGTTCATACCAGGTTCTCCCGCAGACAGGACAGTAATATTTCTCTGGTTCTAACGGTGATAAATTTACCATTTTGATTAAGTCCCTGTGGCAATAGGGACATTTAGGGATGGGTTTCATGGTTTATTCTCCCCTTCGTGGAGCTGGGGGGAATCGAACCCCCGTTCTGGTGTGTGATGTATCAATCACTGCACCAGCGACACCAGTCAGCCCCACCGTCATTTTATTCTTCCAAAACTTCAATTTTTCGTTTCCAGTATTTGTATTTAATTGCGTATTGCTCTTTGACAGCATTGGGAATATTGTATTTAGTAGTTTCAATCCATTTTCCTGAGACATAGAACTTGCCAATAATAGCAGTTTGACCCTCAAGCTTCTTTTTGAGTGCTTTGTCAAGATGTTTCCACTCGTCAGCGTAGGGTTTTAGCTCCATATATCGCTCGATTTCGCCTTCAAGTTCAGGGTCTTCTTTAATGTCAATTGTTTCTTTCAGATGTTGCTCGGGGAGACAGATATGCCTGAATTCACAGCGTCCGCAGATTTCATGCTGGTATTCAATTCGTTTAGGGAGTGTTCCCTCTGCAACATGTTTATTGACTTGTTCTGCTTTCTTGACTGCTTGTTCACACACATCATAATCAAGCTCCACTTCAAGCACTTTGATTTGACCTGATGACTTATTTTTCAGAATAAAAAATCCCTTTTCCTTTTCCTCTAACAAGAGATAGAGATTCATCTGGATATAGTATCCTCTAATATGGTGATATTTGTGGAATTTTAAGTCATCGAGGATATTGATAGAATCAAAGATGTAGGGAGACATTGATTTTACTTCAATAGGATATGTCTTGCCATCTATGAGGATTTTGCCATCTATCTTTCCGGTAATTTGATATTTCGGCCACGAGAGTGCTTTCTGTTCTTCAATAACATCAAAGCCTGCTTCCCTGAGAGCTTCGAGGACTGCTTTTTCTTGGAGATGCCCCTCGTCAAAAATGAATTGCAATTCCACATCCGGAAGCGTTTTCTCCTGCCAATGCGTTCTCTGGTAGACAAGATAACGGAGACAGGGATGACCGAGCAGGCTCGCACGATTTGAGTTAACAGGCCAAATTTGTCTCTTTTTTGCCTTTGCTTCATAAATCTTGTCCTGGATGTATTCTGCAAGGGAGAGTTTGACTGTCATGATTGCCCCTCCAGTAAGTCAGGATTGTCATAGATATTGCCAATAACCTTGATACTACTTTCACTTATCATGCCTTCGCCATAGTACCAATAGAAAGTTTCCATATCTACCTTTTGAGGCGGATGACCAAGTCCATAATCAGCTTTCACAATGTCTCCCTCGTAAATTTCTTGACCATTCATGACTGCGAGCAATTGTCCAACTGTTTTGGGGTCTACTTGAAAATATTTACTACCTATTGCTACCCCAGCCTCTCCATTGTGTGTTGTAAAAGGAAGTTCAAACACCGGAGTAACTAAAATAAAGATGTTATTCTCTTTTGTTTTTATCAAGAAGCCATATACCCACTCTTCGTTATCTATTCTCTTACCCCTGAATTTTATCTCCCTCATGTCTTATTCTCCTTTTTAGTCTTAAACTTCACACTTGCCGCTTTGTCTCTTTTGAATCCGATAGCTTCAAGCTGTTCCCAAGTGAGATTTCGCATTCCCAACACTCTCGTAACTCCGTTCACAATAAGATTTGAATATGCAGCCTTCTTGACATTACCCACATCAATATCATCAACAGGTAAAAGGATTTTCTTTTTCTCCTTTTTGCCATCCGGTGTGGTGTGCCATTCGTATCTGACTTGAAAAAATTGGTCTTTTGTGGAACAGGTTCCCATAGCAGTCAATTTAACTCTTCCAAACTCGAATGTAGCAGTATAGTAAAAGACTTTATGACCATCGGGTAGAACTTCCTCCCAGCCTTTCAAGTCATACATAGAAATCCCAAGCCGAGACATGAGCCTTTCGGCTCCGGGGCTTGCAAGGTAAGGTTTCCCCTGAAAATCTACCCAATCCTGTTGATAAGTCAATTTCGGGATTAACATCATCAGTTTGCGATATTTGTCAATCCTTTTCTCTATGAGTTCTAAATCGATTTCCTCGATGGCCTGAGAGGATAAGGCTCCAACTATCTCTTTTGATTCCTCTTCTTTTTTAGGAGCCTCTTTTGGAGCCGTGAAAATTTCAGGTTCCAGGGTTTCTTTTTCTTCGGTCATTATTTCTCCTCCTCTATTTGTTCTATCAAAATAGGCTTTATACCGTCTGCGGAATCAGGGTCAGATTGGTCTGCTTGATTTTTCGCTGACATCTTTAAAAACAAATCTGCAAGTGCATTAACAAGGATTTGAATTTGTTCGAGGTCATCAAAGTAAATGGTCAGGGAGTTTCCTTTATTGTTTAGTTCAATGTAGCCTGCTTCACAGTCGTCCAGTGTGTCTGTTTCGATTTGCTTGACATAGTTGAAATGAAAATGTATGTTCATCATGACGCCACCTCCTCTACAAAATAAACACCTTTTCTGAGAGGTTTGTAGGAGATATGTCCTTCCTGCCGTAGCTCTCTGACACGCCTTGCGATTGTTTCTTCTGTTATCCACTTATCCAGCGTTTCCTCTACCCGTCTTCTAAGCTGACGAATAGATATATCTCTCCCTTTGTAGTGGGAGAGTATATCCAGGATTACCCTCTTGATTGAGGGTTTTTTGAGAGTTGTTAGGGTTTGCATTTTACACCTCCTGTTTTATTAAAGTGTCCAAAATCCTTTTTATTTCTAAATCTGTGAGGATTGGTCTTCTTTTTATGGTCTCAATGACCTCTTGAGGGTCAAAAAATATTCTCCTGCCCATGACATAGGCAGGGATTTTGCCCTCTTTTGCCCAGCGGAGCAAAGTAGTAGGTTTTACATCAATCAATTGGGATAATGTTTTCGCCGTTATGAGTCTTTCAGGCATTGTTTCAGCTCTTGAATTTCTTTCTCAAGCTTAGACAATGATTTCAGGATTTCTTTTTTCTCGTAAGGGACTAATTGACCATCTTGCAATGCTTCTGAGATTGTAGTAATAGTTATGCCTGCTTCTTGCAAAACATCAAGGGATTCTTTGATTTCATTTCCGGTATGCTCATATTGGGATTGAACTACTCTATAGCCTTCTGGTAAAAGCCAAGATAATAAAATATCAATAGATTCTTGCTGTTTGTGGTCATGCAAGACATGTAGTAAAGCTCTGAGATGATAAACATTCATTGCCCGTTCGCCCACTCTTACCTTCCAGAAATAGGACTCCCCCATATTGATTCTTTTCAGGATTTCGTGATAGGGGAGTTCTTTTTTACACCTTTCTAAAGCAGTTTTGAGATAATCGTGGAAATCCATCCCTTAAACCTCCTGTGTAAATTTTTACTTTTTTCTTCCTTGCTTTTATCCTCATTTTTGTGTATTTTATCACCATGAGTAAAAATATCTTCAACATTCAAATTGAATGCCTGAGCGATACGCAAAGCACTATAAATAGAAGGGGTTCGCAAACCTCTTTCCACTCGGCTCAAATAAGAAGCAGACAAACCTGTAAGCTTAGCCAAATCTTTGAGGGTCAAGCCTTTTTGTATTCTGAGTTTTTTAATTGTAGTGTATTTTGTCATGTTATTATTATACACCAAAAAGTGAATTTTGTCAAGGGGCAATTTCACATTTTAGGATATAAAGGATACCAAAACTACCATTGACAAGGAGGCAAAAGGTGAATAAAATTACTACAATCGCAACAAGAGACAACATTATGGATATAGGACAAAAATTAAAGATACTAAGACAGATGCGAGGCTTTACTTTAGAATCTTTAGCTGAAGCCTGTGGTGTTTCTAAAACACATTTGCACAGAATTGAAAAAGGAGTTTCTAAGCCTGCTATTGACACATTGGAAAAAATCTTGCGAGTTTTAGAGATGAGTATATCAGAATTTTATGACTGGAATCCCTTACAGCCGACAGCATCGACCACTTCTATGAATGAATCTATAAAAATCCCCATCCTGAATTATGTCCCAGCGGGTTATCCTGCTTTGATTCCAGACCCCAACTATGTCGCTGGTTACATTGAAGTTCCGCACACATTCAGAGAAAAAGGATTGTTCGGCTTCAAGGTGTGGGGCAACTCTATGGAGCCTGAGCTGAGAGAGGGGGATATTGCTATTGTATCACCGAACAAGGCACCTGTAAAAGGCGATATTGTGGTCTGCACTTACAATGAGGGGGAGACTGCGATTAAAAAGTATTATCCAAGTGAGGATTATGTGAGTTTAGTCTCTATCAATCCAGAATACGAGCCGATTATTATTGCGAAAAATCGCATAAAGTTTATTGGCAAAGTCATAATGGTTATGAGACATTATAAATAGGAGGGGGTTATGGCTAAATCTAAAGGGCGTTTAATTTTGATAATTGTAGGAGGGGTTTTGTTATTATTAGTGATTATTGGAGGCAATTTATATCAAGCTTCGCAATCTACTTCTACTAAGACACGGACTAAACGCCCCATAGAGGTAAGGATTTGTGCGAAAAGTGGAGTTAATGTGCGTAACGGTCCGGGATTGAACTATCAAGTTTTACACCAATTAAAAAGGGGACAAGTGCTATATGTTTTTGAAGAAAAAAATGGTTGGATTCGTTATAGCGGCACTCCTAAGGATTGCGGTTCTCCCTTGTGGGTAAAGAAAAGCTTAACTATTTCAGAATTGCAATATTATACAAATTGGGTAAATACTCTAATACAAAGCGGTATTGTTACGAAAGTTAATCCAGAATTCAACGAAGCATTTGTCAATCCTTATCCCTGGAGTGTGGCAAGCTACAAACAAAAGAAAAGCATTGGTTATGTGCTGGCTCATTATTGTGGTTTAGTAAAGGGAACAAATTTGTATTGGGTAGATATTAAAGACCACTATACCGGAAAACGAGTAGCTAAATATAGTGAAGCTTGGGGATTTAAAGTATATCGATAAGCAGTTATGCGTATCTTCAAAAGGGGTAAATATTACTGGATTGACTTTACTTTTCAGGGAAAAAGATACAGACGAAGCCTTAAAACTACAAGGAAAGAAGTAGCAGAGCAGTATAAGGCAGAGCTTGAGCTTAGAATATTCAGGGGGGAATTTTTCGGTATTATCGAGACTCCAGTTCCCACTCTCAAAGAATTCGTAGAGAATACATACTTACAGTATGAACGCACCCACAAAGCATCGGGGACACAGAAAAGAAATAAATTGTTCTACAAAAATTTGCTAAATGCTTTCGGAGATACGAAGCTTTCAGACATAACTTTAGGAAAAGTTACACATTACTTGAATGTAAGAGGCAAAATAGCTGCAGCGAACAGGGAAATTTCTCTTTTAAGAGCTATTTTGAATTATGCCGTCAGATTGAAAGTTATTCCCTACAATCCCATCAAAGGGATAAAACTCCTAAAAGAATCCCCTGGACGGGTGCGATATTTAACCCAAGACGAATTTGTCAAGCTTGTAGAAGCCGCCTCATCGCACTTAAAAGCTATTATCCAAATTGCAGTTTTTACGGGGTTAAGAAAATCAGACTTATTAAAATTAAAATGGTCAAACATCGATTTTGAAAATAAAAGAATCAGGGTGCATGTAACTAAAACAAATGAAATCAGATTTGTTCCCATGAACGATTTAGTAATAGAGATATTGCAAAATCTCCCCCGCAACGGTGAATATGTATTCACTTACAAAGGTAAAAGGATAAAAGACATCAAAAGGGCTTTCACTACAGCCTGTATCAAGGCAGGTATCAGAGATTTAAAATTTCACGATTTAAGGCACACTTTCGCAAGCTGGCTGGTTATGTCAGGTGTGGACTTGCGAACTGTGGCAGAACTTATGGGACACAAAACGCTCAGAATGGTGCAGAGATATTCACACCTGAGTCCAGGACATTTACAGGACGCAGTCAATAAAATTGGCACGCTTGTGGCACAAAAAAATCAGGAAAAAGACAGCGGGGCGGTTAACATATTGAAAGACAAAAAGAAAGATGGAGCATAAATTTAAACCTTCTCCCTTACAAGCAGGAGGTCGGAGGTTCGAATCCTCCATCGCCCATTTGTTTTTTCTTAAGAAATTCAGGTTTTTGAGCAATTTTAACAATGTATGTAAAACCTTATTCTTCCCCATTTTGGCACACTTAAGGTGCAAAAACATGGCACAAATATGGCACAAAATAAAAAGCCCCGCCACGAGGACGGGGCAGGTTTGGGGGTGCAATTGGATTTAAATACTTCTGACTTTGGTGGGGGTGTAAAGCTCTTTGACAATTTCAGTTGGACAGAGTTCGAAAAATCTTAATACTACTCCCTTGTAGCTGTGCTGGAGTGTGGAGATTGTAGCTCTTTTCATCTCAGGGGGAATGAAACCCAACTCGGCTTTGATTTTCTTGAGGGTCTCAACAGCCCTCTCGACTTGGTCATAGCTACTCCATACTTTCATTTTTATACCTCCTTTTTGGTTAATCAATACTATTATATGGTTCGGGATGAGCAAAGAGGTATGCCCCTGCCCGCAGAAAAACGGGCTCCCACAGGTGGTCGGGGGATGTAATAATCCCCCTCCACACGACTGCAGGCATGTAGAGAGTATTATGGATACGGAATCTCAGTAGTGGCAAGACATTTCCTCCCAGGAGAGTATGGTTGAGAAATGCCTTTCGGTCACGGGCAATGTTGCGGTAATTGTCTTCTCTTAGTTCGTCTTCTATGTCCGACTCCAGCTTGTAAATATTCAGGTTCCCCTGTGTGAAAGCAGGGGAAACCTCGTCTTCCCGTAGGGTCTGAGCTATCTGAATCAGCTTGGTTCTCAGCGGTAAAGAAGAAATCGAGTCAGATATGACAATAATTTCACGGGTGAAGGGATTGTAGCCTGGTAGGAAGGTCTGCTCGATGAGATTCTCTTCTCCTTCAGCATTGTGTGAGCATGACATCCGATGACCCCAGAAAATCATGGGGTTTTCTATGAGGGCGATGAGGGTGGGATTGTAGCGTCCGAACGACAGTAACTCTGGTAAATCTCCCCCAGGGGCGGTTTCCTTTTCGTCGATGCGAACTCTCCAGTCCGCACCGCCTCCACGAGTTGATTGGAGTCTGAAAACTAATCTCCAGACTCCTTTGAGACAAATGATATTATCAGGGGGGACTACCCCCTGACGATACTCATCCGTCTGGATGAGCTTGGGGGCATCGCCCCCATAGCCGATTTTGATTAGTCTCAATTCCATTTTTACACCTCCTGTGCTTTTAAAACTTTTTCAATTAATTGTTTGATTTCTTCGAAAGCAGGGAGCATTTTATCGAGAGTTGTAATATTGTAAGACTTCTCCCATGCCGTTCCTGTCCAGTAAAACCTACCGAAGGACTTTATAACATCCTTCACGGGGTAGGTTTTACCTGCAATCACAACTCTTAACCAAATTGATTTTTCAGAGAATTCATCAAAACTGAGACGGAATTTAATAGGGGAGCTCTCAAGAAGGTCTTTTCTACTCTCCCAGTCAAGCCCTTTGATGCGAGTAGACCAGACTGGGTATTGCTTTATCTCCTCTACGAACTCTTTGATTTTCTCTATTCTCTCTCTCATTTTCTCTCCTCCTTTTTTATTATCTTTTTTCATGTTTATATTATAAAGCATTTTCTCTCTTTTGTCAAGTTTTTTATTCTGATTTTTATTTTCTATTTTAATTATCTTTTTCATGTCTTTATTATACACTTTTTTATAAAATTTGTCAAGTCTTTTATTAAAATAGTATGATTTTGCTATGTCTACAGTTTCAAGGGATTTAAAATATGCATAAAATTAAATATAAATATGACTGATTAATCATCATAAGAAAATGTGATATAGAAATGGAGCTTTACTTAGAGACACAAGAGAAAGCGAAATCAGGGAAATGGTTTTAATTAAGGGTATTTCCTGATAATTATAACAATAGAGCAATTTCCTTATGTTTTCAAGCCTTGTAGGTAGGCTTTTTAAAATAGTTCGCAATACGAATACCCCCCTTTTTAGATGGAGTGAGTCAGGGAAATCTGACTTATATCTGTTCTAATATTTTAAGACTGGAAAAACTGACTTACAAGGTAAAATTTCACTGGGAAAAATTAACTTTTATGCACTATACTGAACAATTTTGGCGATTTTTGTGCAGTATAATAGACAAAATTGAACAATTTTGTAGAAAATAAAACAGGCGGGAGGTTATCCCGCCGTTAGTTTTGGGGTGTCTCCCCGTTAGTTTCTATTTACCCGCATGCGGGCGGGTGGCCACCTTGAGTATCAATATAATAAATAAAACATTTGGAATGGTCAAGTTTTAATGTCTCCATAATCTATACCCAATTCCCACCCCCCATCTGTAATATTGCGTAGTTACTTCTATTTTTCCCGTTAAGTAAAAATTACCCCTGCTGATTTTCCCTTCCAGAAAAATTCTGCTCCACTCTAAAGGATACAAAACAACTCCTGAATTAATCTCAATGTTCACTAATTTTCTCTGTTCACGAATCATGAACGCCCGTGAAGGCAATAATGATTTAGTCTGTATTATCTCCACAGACCTTGATAAATCGCCGTGAAGAGGGGTCTGGAGAGCAAAAGGTATAAAACCATTAACACCTTTGACAAAGCCTTTAATATGAAGACTTTTCGGGGTCATTTTAACATAGAGAATTCCTTTTTTAATGCTGTCAGCAGGGATGGGGTGGGAAGTATCAACATAAACCGTCTCAGGCTTAATTTCTTTATATCTTATCTTCTCGTGCCATTTGATTATTGTATCATGAATGGGAATTTGAACGGTATCGTGAATGATTTGCGTTTTTATTGCCCCATTTTTGCCCCTTTTTCCCAATCTGTAGCTCATTACTGCAATAGTTATGAGAATTATAAGATAGAATGCAAGTTTAATTTTGTTCATTTTCTTCTTTTTCTGTTCTTTTTCTTAAACTTATAGATAAAATTCCCGCACTCACCCCCGTCAAAGGGTCCGTTTATCGTGCATTTGCCTTTTTTATAATCAAAAAACACGCACAAATGACAAAGTGTAGTTCGTTGTAGAGGATGAGGTTCAGGGATTCGTTCTCTCTCAATAAATTTCTCCATCCACAATCCTCCGTAATTCTGCCTTGAAACTCCCATCTTGATTGTATTTTATTACAGCAAACCCCTGTGTCCAGTTGTTTAGGGGTGCGTAGTCCAGTTCTTTCGCCAGATAACCCACAGCACCGCCCCAATAGTTTTTGCCGTCGATCCGTTTGAAAGTCTTGTCTTGGGCCCTATGAAAGTGTCCCACAATAAAATGGTCGTGGATATACTTCCACATCACATTTGTAATGTATTCTGGAGCATACAAGCCCCTGCTCCGTTCGTGTCCGTGCAGGTGCCATAATTTGCCGATTCGGAATGGTTGAGTAATATATTCTATATTAAGCCCCTTCAAATTTAACTTTGTTTCCAGCAAGTCATCAACAAGGTCATAGATTTCTCCAGCATTCTTCATAATGTATTTATTAAGCCTCTCCTCGTGATTGCCTTGATAATAGATTATCCTTACCTTTTTAAATCTGTCTCGCAAATCCTCTAAAAAGTTTTTAGCCTCTTTCATTTCCTGTTTTACGCTCTTTTGTGTAGGATTTTTAACAAAGACAGAAATTTTATGAAAATCAAGCAAATCGCCCAAGATTGTGATTATATCAGGTTGCAACCTATCTGCATATTCCAATACTGATTGAACCGCAAGGTCATCCTGAAAGGGTATGTGTAAATCAGCAATGAGCAACTCTGTTTGATGAGGTTCTGTTATATCAAAGCTCACAGGTTGCAGTCTGATTATATCTCTATTCTCTAAAGCAAACAATAAAAGCTTTGCTGTGTTTTCATTGACTTGTAAAGCGTCAGATAACTTTTTCCTCGATAATTGCTCTCCCCTTCTAATAAATTCCTGTTCGAGCAGGAGAGCCTTATTCCAAAGGTTTCTGTCAATCTTCATTCATCCTCCTTGTTTGTCACCCAATCAGGGATACCAAAACTTTCCCTGACCAGTTGTCTAAATTTTGGATTAATGAAAGCCTCTGCGGCGATATTGTCTGCGTGTGTTTCGCCTACATCGGGGAAAACCCAATGGACTACTTCATGTGCAAGAATGAAATAAAAATCGTCTATGCTCCTGATGTGTCGAGGATTCATCTCTATAGTGAAAATTTCAGGCAGGATATACGCCTCAACGGGTAATCTCTCATTCGGAACTATATCCCAGGGTTCTTGCAAGAAATCCTTTTCAAAAAGCTCCATAAAAGTTTTTAAATCTGGTGTTCTCATAGTAATGACCTCACCGTTAAACTAATCAAAGCTATTGCAATAGCTGTGATGAACCACCATTGAATTCTTACCTGCGTTTTTAGTCCTGCGAAGTTATCAATCTTCTGACTTAACTCCCTGACAGCCTGTTTGATTTCATCAATATCCTGTGAAAGTCCGTTGTTTATTTTTGTATCCAGCTTAATCACTAATTTTTGTAATTCATCTATTTTTTCACTATTTGTCTTTCGTGCCATCTTACTTCACCTCCTGTAATGCCCTGTAAACTTTGTTTACATAGTCTTGATTGCGATATTTTCCATTTATTAGACGAGGAGACCCTGCATTGTAAGCTGATATAATCCCGCTCAACCCAAACCGTTTATACCGTTTTTCGAGTGTCAAAAGATGTTTAACTGCGTATTTGATATTTTGATAAGGTTCTAACAATCTTGTCAGCCAACCTTCAAAACCATACTCCCGTGCCACAGCCCCCATAATCTGACACAGGCCCCAAGATGTTTTCTGTGCGATAATTTCGGTTTCAACAGGACAATCAGGTGGTTTGACCTTGCGAGGATAATAAAGATACTTGTAATTTTTCTCATACCGGATTGCCCAGATGTTCCAATTGCTCTCCACTTTAGCAATTGCAACAATAAGTTCAGGAGTGATAAGTGTTTGTTTTTCGGTTAGTTCAGCACTTGCAAAGTCATAAATCATTTTGGGTGTTTTAATTCTTGTCATTATTCGCCCCCATCTTCACTTTGATTTTTTGATACACATTTACAGCTCCATATACGCCCATTGCCGCAATAAGAATTGAAGCGAAAACTGTATCTGACATTTTGCCCATCAATAATCCTACAAAACTTAACAATAAACATTCCTGTATGATAATAAATTTACGACTTAAAAACTTTTTCATTCCCTCACCTCCGTAACAAAATTAAACCTCAAAGCTTCCTCCCCCGTGAGCCAGCTCTCCCTGACGGAAAGTGAATCTACCACATCAACATCAAGTCCCGTTCGTTCAGCAATGAACCTATTTATGACATTCTGTATCTTCGCCATATCCTCCGCCTGTTTACGGGAATCGTTTGAGGATAAGAATCCTATTGTGAGTGTTTTAATATCGTGTATCAAGAACAATGTATATCTTGAAGCTATCCTTTTGTCTCCGCCCAAAAATAAGAGCAATCCCGCACTCGCCACCAAACCGTTGGATTGAGTTATCAATTCGTATTTTTCCCTAACTGTTAACACAAAATCCATTGCCGAGAAGGGGTCTCCGCCGTAGGTTTCTACCCGTAGCCATACCACCGCAGGTTGGTATCTGTCCACAATATCAAGATAATACTTTAAATAATCCTCGTTTACTGCGTGCCAGTAATTAATAAACAAAGTATCATTTCTAAATGTATAAGGTTTTAAACTATCAGAACTGAAAACTAACAGTAACAATAATATCTTTACCATTTTGCCTCACCCTTACTCTTTTTGAGGTTTTGGTATTGATATACCAAGTCAAAATTCCCCATAAGTTCGCCCCTATATCGCTCCGTGACGCTCCCCTGGGGTCTTCAAAATAAGTTCCATCTACGAGGTTCTCATATAACCAGAACAGGGTAAAACTAACAATCGCTGACTGTTCTATGTTCAGTTGCGTGTGTTTGTGTATCATATCAGCTGTAATATAGGAAGCTCCGTAATGCCCAAGTGTCCAGATGTCTACACATTCCTGTTCAAAAGGCATAGCATTGTAAAGAGGCACGATGTAGCCTGTGTAGAAGAAGAAGGTTAGTAAGTATTTCGCCAACGGTAAACTATTAAGCATTACCCGATTCCCGCCTTGTCGAGTTCGGCTTGATTAGAGCTTTGACTGTCAACTGCATATATTTTTATGTCTGTGCTATCAGCTGTTACTTTTAATCCCGCGCGAGCGTCATAGTGTTCGATTACGCCGATTTTTTCTAAACGGGCGTTGTCAAAGTAGATGGATTGGGAAGATGCATTAGCACCACGACACAATTTGATACTAATTTCTGTTGATGCAAACAATGAAAAAATAATAGAGATATATTGCCAATCTGTATTCTCAAAGTTATATGCAATATAATTGCTTTGCCATGTTTGCGTATTGGGATTCCAATATAATCCATTATCTACATCCTGAATAACAATGTATCCCTTACCCCCTGTTGTTTTTGCATAGATGCCTAATTGATATATTCCCACATCGAGATTAAAATTTTGATGCACATCTACATATGAATTATTACTATCCGCATCTAATCTCACCGCATAATCGCCATCTATTACATCCGTTGATTCCTGATTTATCGTAGAGCTACCGCTTGTATATTTCACCCAGTGCGTCAAATTGTGTTCATCATCCCATTCTTCAAAAGAGCCATCTGTGAGCAGATTATCCCCCGTTACCCTGTGAGCGTTGATATTATCAGAAATTTTCAAGCTGTCCCTTATTCGCTCTGACTTGATTTTGCCATAAAGTTGACTGGTATCGAGAACATCAAAATTCGTTCGGATTAGAGAGATAATCGCTTTATTCTTGCTGACCGTGAATTCCAGATTATCGCCGTTCACGGTAGGGGTTATTTGTTCAAATGTGCGTCCGTTGAAGAAATACCAATTGTCAGTTACAGAACCAGGAACAATCATCTTTGAATTCTCGTTAAGTCGCCATTTCATTTTAGCTCCTCGTTGTTATCCAGAGTTCAACATCGTAATCGGGAGCAGTTCCAGAGACTTCCGCTCTGACACGGTATTTCGCACCACTCAGCTCAAATGGAGCAGGTAATACCACGCCGTCTACATTTGTTGCAGTCAGTTCTATTCCCGTGTCCGCCCAATCACTACCGTTTGCACTTTTTTGCAATTTTAAGGTTATGCTTTCATTGTCGTATGTTTCCCCTTGAAATGTTACTTTTGCCTCTAACTCTGCCACTCCTTTGTAGTCTGTTAAGTCTAAAGTGTCCGTGTTGGTATTAGATGTGATCCCCGTGAGGGATTCGTGCCAGATTGCCACTCCTATTTTATGCGAAACTAAATCTGTCCATGCCATTTCCCCTTACCTCCTTTTATTTATGCATCTCCTGTCCCGCCTGTATGGGGCGGGATTTCAAAAACTCGTTTGCTGATAAACCTTACTACTAAAATCTGTCCCTTCCAAACTCCACCGGGATAATCAAAATGAAAATCCGAATCGGGTATTACCTCGTAGCCGGGCCAATTCCCAGGACGAGGATATAAAATCACCCTTCTGTCCGCCCCCCTCCACAAATATGCCATCCTTATAAAATCCGTTGCTGAGTAAACATTTATTTCTGTAATGCGTATCGTGCATACTAAACGCTCCCCCAGTTTCCATTCCTTTATCTCTCCGCTCTGTGTTACCATCTGTCCCAATATCACTCTTTTCCAAGTTGTGTCAATATTCGTTCCTGTGTCAGCTCCAAAAGTTCGCTCCTGATATACATATTCGTAATCGATTTTGTAAGTTGTATCAGGTTGCATACCCCCCGTATCCAGAACCGTGATTCTACCTTTCCCGTAATCTATTGTGTAATCCGTATCTCTTTTATAAGTTACTGTCCCGTCGAGGTTTGTAACTGTTTCCGAGTCTTCCACGATAGAATCGTGAGCCAGTAAAATCATATCGGGTAGACTTGACCCCGTTGTGAATTCCTCATCCCAAATTTGTTCTCGGAGTTGCATTTTAGGATAAGTATTACCTCCAAACATAGTCTACCTCCTCATACTTTCGGTGTTTGTTTTGTCTTGATTGTAATCCATCCGTATGCAGGCATATTAATATTCCCCATACACACCTGAATATCTTGATAGTAGTAATTGTCATCTTCATAGTTATAGAGAATCATCATACCCACATTTGAGGCATTGCATGTAGGACGGTTGCTGGAATCGTATTGTTTTAAGGTAGGGTCATAGTTCTGTATCGTAGTGTCTACATAGTTCTTTGTTGCTGCGTCCTGCGAGCTGGTGGGGTCGGCAAGATTAATTATCTTTTTGTCATTTATATCAAAGTCTTGATTGACATATAATGCATTGATAGGATATTGCTGAGTTATATAGAAATAAGAAACATTAACTTCTAAATCATCTGAATTTGCTTCATTATCAATATCAAAATATAGCCCAACTTTGACATATCTAGTGCTGGAATTAAGAGTAGGGCTTACATTGGTTGCTTTGACTATGTAAGATGATTGGGCTGTTGCATGAATAAGTTCAATATCCTGTGTAGTAATAAGATTTTTATCTTTGTCATACTCCGCTATTCGCAAATATACAAAAATATCAAAATGTGCAGAAAGGGATGTATCTGCTTTGTATGCAAAATACACATATTTATGAAAACTTGCACTATTTGCAGGCAGAAAACCATCATTTTGAATATGAGCCGTCCCATTGTCTCCTGCAGCCACATCAATTCGAACAGCATTTTTGCCCATAAAACTATCATCAGACAGTTGCCAACTGCAATTTGAAGTGCTTATATTCCAGCCATCAGGTACCCCATCGCCGTCCTCATCATCAAATGCAGGATTGTAAATATCAGAAATGCCGATTGTATTTTTGATAGTTTCTCCCATACTTTTCACTGTCACTCCCCTCTGCACAAGTCCATCTTTGATAACCTCTTCTCCTGCATTGTCTACTACTTCTTTTACTTTGCCGTCTTCTGTGAGAGTTGTTTGTAATACTCCCCTATAAACAGGCGTAACTCCACTCACCGTAAAGGTTTCCGCTGTCGTATTCCTGCCTAATCTATCAAGCCCATAGACAGCTCCGAAAATCTTGTCATCGTATCGCACATTTATAGCAAAAGTAACTTTCTTATGTCCACTTCCGGGATTCGGCACTTGAATATATCTCACATCTTCTTCGTCAATTCCCACCGTGTCATCGTGCAGTTTCCCAATGCGGGTGATTTTTACCAGCAACTGTTCAACAGGTAAGCCACCTATATCATCAAATGTCACCGTCACTCTGATGGTGTTTTGTGAGTCAGGCCACAACCGTTTAGTCGTGATGTTCACATTTTGCCATGCAGGAGGTGAGGGTTCAGGAGGGGGTAGGTCAGGTTCTGTTGCTTCAGTCTCAACTGTTTTAGAATGCACGATAATTGTATATTTATGAGGATATTCATATTGTGTACCTATGACCACACCTGACTGTTCCCTGCCAAGATGGTCAGTAAAACTGATTACATCCATTTCCTCAATGGAAACAATATTGGGAGTGGTGAGTCTAAATATCCCGTTCGGCTGTCCGTAATTGTCTATATACCATTGTGCTACAAAAATAGATTGCCCCAAAATTGCAAAAGGATTATCAAGATTGAGTCTATATCTCAAACTACCGCAATCTCCAAGTTCATAATCACCTTCACCGTAATAAGTCTTAATCTTCACACCCTTAATCAGTCTGTCATACTGCATTTCTGGAAGACGGGCATAATCGTCTTGTGTTAGAGACAATACAGGACTATCGCCTATAATTCTTTTCCTTGCCTTGATAGATGTAACACTGTCATATTCAATCAGATAACCACCATAAAGAACGGCAAGCTCGACAAGTCGCCGTGTGCCTTGATTGACATTATCTTTGTGAATAATAAACCAGGGCAATCTTTTCGAAGTGGAATAAAAGCCCACGAATGGTCTGACTGCTTCATATTCGTCAGTTTGATATTGCAATAAGCCTATGCAGTAAGCATAAGTGCCGTAAGCCACAGGGAAAGCCATAATTTTTATATTTTCTTTATCAATCCATTCTATTTCTGTGTGCGTAACAGTATCAGACACCTTGACAAGCCGTTTGCCACTATAATTTGATAATTGTGTATTGAGAATTAAAACATAGCTTGATATGTCACCAATAGAATCATCACTCCAGCCCAAAACCGTATCATCGTCAGTTACCCTCACTCCCAAGTCCGTAACCGTGCTGTCGCTTACCTTTAATTTTTTATAGCTATAACCATAATCGCCTACGAAATAAAGCTCACTACTTTTGATAAAAGCTCTTGTATTCGTATCTACGCCAAAGCCTGACAGTTCTAAAAAAGTCCAGCTCGTGCCGTTAAATTGAAATCGTCCAGCCCACCAGGGAGTGCCAAACACATAATAAAAATTCGATTCTCCGTAATCCCGTGAACCCCAGGCATAACTACCCCATACGCCATTTGAATAATCAACATAAGCAGAGCTGACTTGATTGATAGTCATTGCACCAGGATTTTCCAGGGTGAATAATTTGAAGTAAGTCTTGCCATTGCTTGCATTATATACAGAAGTTACGAATATGAATTTCTCAGTAGTTGTATCAAAAGTTATCGTATCAAGCAGGACTTTTGCCCCTATCGATTCACCTGTATTATCTACATAAGCATTCTCATTCGCCCAGCCCACACTTGTGTAAGTGTAAGTTGAAGTATCAATATAGCCCATTTCCACTGTCGAATAAGAATCTGCTTTAACATACGCCAGATATAACTTTCCACTCTTATAGCCCAACAGCTTGATTCGTTCAGGTTCTGGTGTGTCTGAAATGCCAACTACCCCTAAAAATGTTACACAAGGCTTATCTCCTTCAGCTGTCCAGGTCTCGATTTTGTAAAACTCTACAGTTTTCTTGTGAGCAAACGCAACATAATAAGTGCCTGAAGGGTCGTAACCGTATATCCAGATTGAGCTTTTCTCTCTCGATAACTCAGGATTCTGAGCCGTTGACCAGTTCGGAGAACTCTCTATGATTGATAAAATCGCACGGCTGGAATCTATATCATATAAAGGTTGCTCTATATCTGTGCTGTCAGGGAAAATGTCTTCAAGTAATTTGTCCACACTACTTGCCCAGGGTAGGCTCTCAGCCTGTGAAAAGTAATCAGTCAGTTTATTATCTTCAAGTGCTTTCAAATAAGTTACGCATTTGACTGCAAGTTTTTTGCCTTCTCGTTGTAACATATCAGGGAGAGTAATCCCTTTAAAGAGTGTTACTTCCTCAGAATCAATCCCAAGCTGTAAACAAATATCCTGAGGACTGGCATTCAATTGTGATTCAATTGAACCGTCAGGGTCATAGAGATATAAAGTTAAGTCCTGAACTTCAAGCTGACCGACTACGCTTTCAAGTTTTTTATCTATTCTAAGATTTTGAACATCAATAAGCCTATCCGAAGAGTCAATTCTTTCGAGTTTTGCGTTGTCGAAATAGATGGATTGGGAGTTAGAGGCTGTTGAACGAGCGAATTCTATCTTTAAACAAATAGGAGAAGATTGCATAACTACAAATATAGTATCGTGCTGTTCCCAGTCAGTATTTCCAAAGGGCTTTGACTTGGGCGTGTCTATCCAGGTTTGATTCTCCCAGTTCCAATATAGATTATTTGTAGTATCCCATAAAGTTAGCTTATATGCCCCATCCGTAATTTTACCCAAAAAACTAAAACGATATATACCTGTTATTATATTCACCTGTTGCGACACAGAACACCAACTACCGTCAGCATCCACATCCAACCTCACCGCATAATTACCATCTACCACATCACTTGATTCCCTATTTACCGTTGAACTTCCGTTTGCCATTTCATTCCAATGCGTCAAATTGTGCTCATCATCCCACTGTTCAAAAGAGCCATCCGTTAAGAGATTACCACTTTCCCCTATATCACCATTGCCAATTAAGAGCAAGAGTTGAGGAACTTCGCCCTCTTTAAACTTGCGTATGTTAGTAATATTCCTCATAGCTCAGTCTCCATCTGTGCAGGTTTGATTACTTCTCTGTAAAATTTTTGTCTGCCTGTAGGACTCCACTTTGTGAATACCTCTACATAAGTATCAGGATTCGCATTGTGAACAGTGACAAAAATTTCAGGTTTCGGAAATTTGCTTTCTGGTATGATGTATTCCTTTTCTCCACCTTCACCCACAAGTGCAAGAGTGGGTCTTGTAACTACGCCACCCTCTTGGAAAGCACCCATAAGAGGTTTAAAGCCTTGAACTATACCGCCTTTTTTGAATCGCAAGCCGAACAATTGCAATATGCTTGTCCCAGGAATAGGCAAACCAACAGCCGCGGGTCCGAAAACTTCAGGTAATATAGCTTTTAAAAGTTTCACTTTTACTATTGTCTCAGTAATAAATATCGCCAAGCGTTTTGCCATATTGATAAACGCCTTTTCCCAATTAACCTCAACGCCTGAAATAGCATTTATTAAGGTATTAGCAAAAGTGGAAGCAAAATCAGAAGCAACATCCTGCACAAAATAAAGTTGCTCTGTAAATTGATTCCACGCTTCAACAAATGATTGCACCTGTGTAGGCAATTCGGGTTCTATAATAAAATCCATTTTGTTTCTGAGTTCGCTATATTCCCTACGCAGTTGAGGGAGAATAGGAAGTAACATTTGAAAACCTGTTAATAGGTAATTAGTCGCATCTGCTGCTTCTCTTATTTTTTGATTAACTTGCTGCTGTGATTGCTGGACTTGCTGTAACTGCTTGTCAAGATTCTCAAATTCTTGCCCTATTGCCCTGATGTCTTCTTTCCAAGCTTCCCAAACTGCTTTGACTCCTTTTAAATCTCTATGGATTAAACGGTCGAAAACAGCTCCCAACATGCCTGCGAATGAACCAAACACCTTAAAGAGGTCCCAAACTCCCGTGCCTAAAACACCAACAATTTTCGCAATAGAAGGCAATCCTTGAATCATCTGATTAACAAAATCCGCAGCCGTATTTGATAAATCAGACCACGCACCTTGATTATTTACCAGCTCATCTTGAATCTCTATGAGAGCATTTTTAAGATTGCCGAGTGTTGTAGTCCAGCCTTCTGACTTAATAATAGCATCTCCAATTCGTTCTTTAAGGTCTCCAAAGAGGTTTTTAATTTGTTCAAGGCTTCCCGCAAAAGTAGCAGCATAAGCAGCTTCTGCTCCTCCGAATTTCTTTTCTACTTCATCAAGAATTGCCGCAAATCCTTTCGTCTCAAAAGTAGCTCTGTCAATTCGCACGCCATATCGCTGTAACATCATCAAGTTACCTTCTGCAGCCTTTGCCATATCAAGAGCTGCAGTCCGCAAATCCTTTCCAACCGCACGAGCATAATCCATCGTGGCTTGAACTGCCTTACCAATTAGTTCAGGAGCAATATTGAATCTCAGGAAAAGTGCCTCAATTGATTCAATCGTTTCATCACCATATGTGGTTGTCATCTGGAGAGCAGAAGCCAAATCAGTTAATTTTTTATAGGTTTCATCTGAATACGCTCCTACATTCTTAAGAGCTTCAGCAAGTGCAAAGTCCGCCTTCTCCTGCTCCATCGCCTCTTCGGTTGCACTCTTGAGCCACTTGATTACTTCGTAAGAACCGAAAGCTAAGCCGAAAGCACCTGCAAGTTGTTTTGCACTCTTAGCCAATCCGCCGAGTCGATTATCAATGCGTGACAGGTCTTTCGACATTTTGTCTACAAGAGCAAAGACTACATTTATTCTTTTCTCAGCCATTTCGCTTACTCCTTAGTTCTTCTACAATCCTGTCTATTAACATCATTGCCTCAATAATCCACGCTGCCGTATCTTCGCCAAGTCTGACATATCCTTTCTTGTGTGCTGCGTAAAGTGCCAGGAGCGATTCGTATTCGCCAACATATTTCGTATCAAACGGGCATCCTTCATAGCGTTCTCCGTCTATCTCTACCCATAACGGTTGCGGTATGTCGCCTACTTCTCTGTCGCATATCTTGCATCTATGCTGCGTGAAGACTCCCCAGATGAAGTATTTGAACCCTTTCCACCAGTCTGTGTAAAAAAATCTATCTTATTTTCCTCCAGTGCATGTCGTGAAATGTCTATGATGTCAGGCATCTGTAATCCCTGCACTATCCTGTCAAGGCTCTCTACTGACAGTATTTTTATATCCCTGCCTAAGTGCTTGACATATTCATATTGTGCATTGTCAAATTCAACGCAGGATTCCAGAACAACGCTGACAAATTCCATTAGAGTAACAACATCTTCTACTTCATTCAGTTCTAACTTGCGTAATTCTTGCAGGATAGGAGTGATTCGCTTAAGAAAATACAGTTTTTCCCAATAATTCAGCGTTCTTATCTTAATATCTTCTTTCTTCATTATGAACTCCAATTAAACTGTATGCTTATTTCGTCATTGCCTGAGGATGGTGTGGTCGATAAGCAACGAAATGCTACATTATATCTTTCAACACCATTGTCATCTACTATATCTGTTTCTTGTACTTCGACTCTGGGAGCAGTAATCACTATCTGATTATCCTGTGTCGCATCACCTACTGTAATACTGAAATCAGCTATCTGAAATCCGGGATAATATGCACTTGAGGACACTAACGGATTAAATTCACCAGTAATTTCCCGACCCACGATGTAGAATCCTGCTATGCCATATTCGCTCGCAGCATCGCTTAACTCAAAATCAGCATTCTCTATATTTACGCTGAGCTCAGAGAAGTAAGTATCTTGCAGTCCACTACTCAGAGTAGCATTTGCCAGAATCAAGGGGTCTGTAGATTCGAAGGTAGGTGTGAGAGATGTCACGGAGAATTGTTCATTTGAGAACATTCCTATACCAGCAACATCCAACACCAATTCCTTACCTACAGTCCCCAAGATAGAACATTTTGTCACTATCGCATAAGTCAATTGCACCTCATGACCATCATCAGTCTGTGCAAGAATCGTCAGGGGTGATTGGTCGAGTCCCGGAGTATAAGTCGCAGAAGTAGCAGCAACTGTCTCATCAAAACCCGCCGCCTTTAGAATCCTGCCTATTCTGGGTGCTGCATTTGTGCCCCTCACCATTGTTTTGAATGCGAAGCTGCCCCACCTTTTGCCTTCATAAATAGCACTAATTACATGCAAGTATCGACCACTACCGGGAAGTTGTATTATGCTATGTTGGGGTTTTACTACTATGTCATATGCAAAGATTGCGTCCGAACCGCTCAAGGTCTCCGGAGTCCCCGGAGTTGTTTCGTTTTTCAGATATAAAGTTCTAATTGTTCTTATAGGCATAGACATTTTATCTACCTCCTTTAAATTTCCCACTCGTTTGTGAGGTATCGAATAAAGAATTCAACCCTCACAACCGTATAAATTTGTCCTTCTTCTTTTGCCATAATTTCATCCCGTGCGGGAATCGTGTTTACAGCAAGTCCTCCCCAAGTTATGTCTTGAGAAAGAGCCTTGTAAATGTCTGACAAATACGAATTGATACCTGCAGGAGTTATATCTCCCGCTAAAACTAAATTAGCTTGAACAGTAATTTGCCAGAAAAATTTATTTGCCATCCTTTCTATCAATTCATTTGAGACATCTTGAAAAAGCAGACAGGGGATTTCGCTTTCACTCAGAGAACCAGTTTCGTAATAACGCACATTATTTCCCAAATTCGTATTGTAACCGTTTGCAGTTGTGATGTTTTTAAACCCTGTCTCAACGGCTTCCATTATTTGCTCTCTTTTAGTCATGATACCTTCCTCAGACTTATTACTAAAATGCCTGCTTCCTCGTGGAATGTTGCAACTTCGTAATTTTCAGAGTTTATCGTAATCGTGTCTCCCTTCTGTAAATTGGGGAGGTCTGCTTGTTTTGCGTAAAGTGTATAATCAGTTACCTCAATCGGAACATCGAAAACGAACATAATTTCATAGGGTTCTACAAAAATGCCTGAATAGTTTTCACTGTCATAGGTGAATGTAGTTGCAAACTCGTCAGTATTAAACAGCTTATCTAAATCGTTTAGAATATCGTCTTTCAGTGCCATAATTATGTGAGGGGGCAGTTAGCCCCCTCCCTCCTATTTGCTCTTGTTTTTGTCATCTTTCTTGCTTTCGTCTTTAGGCTTGGATTCAACTATTGCAGCATGTCCGGTTAAAATCAGTTCTCGTGCAAGAGCTTCTTCTACTGTCACAGTTGCACCGGGGAAGTAATCTTTACCTTTGATGATTACGCCCCTGAGGACTTTAATTTTCTGCATCTTAGGCTTCATACCCTTACCTCCTATTAAAAGTTTAACAGGCATTCTGTTTTAAAGTGGGCAGGGGAACATCCCCCACCCACTCAGTCACCATTTTATGAATTTTATGAAGTTGCAGCATCTTTAATAACTGCGAAAGCAGCAGGATACCTCACGCCTATATCCACATCCTGGAAGAGGGTCACGGTGATGATTCCGCTCTTGCTGTTGGTGTATGGGTCAACAACAATATCAAGCACGCCCCAATGAGCTATCAGAAGTTCATCCCATTTCCCGAAAAGAATTGCGGAAAGATTGCTTCCAGTTCCTTTCGTAAGATTGGAAGGCACACAGTTAGTCACAAGGGCATTGTAACCGTTCAATCTATTGTCTTCGCCCCAAATAAACAATGGATAACCGGAGACTTTTGGAGTAACCTTCAGATAGCCCCTGACTTTCGCATTCGTTACATAGGCAAGAGTTCCTATATCTGCGTTATCCACAGCCACCTCTGTTTCGAGCTGGACTATATGACTCCAAGTAGGATTACCTCCATTTGTGCCAATAGAAACGACATTTACACCTGAAGTATTGAGCAATCCAGTAGGCTCACCACTTGAACCAGAGCCGTTTATAGCTGCAGTCTCTACACCGATTGCAATATTGGATATGAGGTCATCCTTTATCAGCTGTTCAACATCCATTGAGGTCTGATTGAGCAAGTTTCTTGTGTAATCCATAGTCCCCGCTATAGTCTTGGGGGACAGGGTTATCTTGCCAATCGTGAGGTCGGTTTCAGTGGGAGCGTTGCCCTCAGTTACCCAATAGACAGTTCCAGTTGCGGTCTTTTTAGGTATATCCACATTCCCTATAAGATTCCTGAGGATTCTTGCACCTGCTTTGGAAAGCACTAACTTGTTTTTGAGCATATCTATGAAGTCAGAAGTGAGTAGTTTTGTCTCAACAGCACCCGCAGCGGTTGTGGTTGTTACATCACGGGTCAGAACTTGCACGGGAACATAAAAGCCCCTTGCAGGCTTACCGAACTTCTTTTCGAGCTCCTCGTGTATTTCTCTCTCGAAGCCGTCCACCAGTTTCCCGTTGTTTCTTACGGCTTGCTGTATCGCTCTGAGCAGGGAGTATTCTTTTATCTCTCTTTCATTCATATCAACCTTAAGGGGCAATGCTATAGGTTCAGCTTTGATTTTCTCCAGCACATACGCTCTGAACTCTTCGAGAGATTTGCCTTCGTCTATGAATTTCTCGGCATCTTCGAGCATGTTAAACTCTCTGCCGAGCCTGTATATCTCCTTTATCTCTTTTCTAATATCCTCTGATTTGTTTTTGAGGTCTTTGTCTTCCATTTTTCTTTCCTCCTCCTTTTCTGTTTTTTGTTCTATAACTGATATATCAACATCCTCATTCTTTTTACGCCCCACACCAACGCTGATGTCAGCGGGGACTGCAACAAATGAGATTTCAAGCGGTGTCCATCTATCGATAAGGTAAACAGGGACACCGTCTCTCTCTTCGAGAAGCTTTGCTGAATGTATCTGGTATCCCACAGATACATTCTTGCGGATGCCATCCCTGACATCCTGCAAAACTTCCCGCGCGAGAGAATTCTTAGAAAAACGCACTCTGGCTCTCCCTTTTCCTTCAGAGAGCCACGCATTCTCCACAACTCCAATTAACCTGTTCGGGTCGTGCTCCAGCAATAAGGGAGCACTATTTTTCAGATAGCTCCAGTCTATTGCCTCTTCATTATGCGAAAGCACCTCTATACCAAAAAACCGCTTGACTTCCTGCTCTGAACTGAAAGATAACTCCAGCACATCTTCTCTGTTCTCGATTTCCCTGACTTCTGCAATCTGAAAGTTTCTGTATTGCATATCCTTCACAACTGGAAGACTTTTCTCCTCTTTCTTGCCTAATTTTTCGTCTATTTTCTGTAGCAGTTTATCCGCAGCTTTAACTATATCACCGTGACCTTGCTGAGCTGCCCTTGTCTTTGCAGCGATCACACCTCTGCGATAGATTTTTCCGTTTTTGCCGAACGGATATTTCCAATGCTGCTTGGTTTCCTCGTTCTCCACATCAGGGTCGTAGCCTAAAAACCACTTTTTGTATTCTTTCCAGCCACCTTTTTCTAATAGTTTGTTCCCGTCATCAGCCGTGAAGCTCCAGTCACTCTCTGCATCTATCTTACCCTGTGAGATTAATTTCAGGGCATGCTTATATCCTGTCGTATTAAGTTTTACAGCCATATCTGCACCACCTCCTTCATTTTGTTTCTGTCGAGAAGTAAAGCCCCTTCTCAGCAAGGAGCTTTTTCTCGTTTTCTATTTCTTCAAGCAATTCCTCTAAGTCTCGCCCTCTGTTAGCAGCAAGCTCGGTTCTGGATATAAGACCAGCACTTAGAGCCAAGATGTTTGCATTCACATCTTTCAAAGGGTCAACCCAATCCCATCTACGAGGATGCCAACTGGGGGCATTGAATTTGTCAAACTTGCCCGCAGGTAGATTAATCAAGCCGAAATTAAGACAGTGCTTTAACCACCTTTCGAATACAGGTTGACAAAAAGTATTTATCATCCACGCCTGTATGGATTTCCAAGTCTCTCTTTCTTCGAGTGAGCCTGCTCGTATGCTTGAATAATTCACGCTTTCAAGGTCTCCACTCAGGGAATGATAACTCACATTCATGCCTGCTGCGATTGTTCTCAGCTTTGCTTTGATAAATTCGGCAAAAGTAGTAGGGGGATGTTTAGGGTCAAACATTTCGAGCTTTACGCCTGCAGGTAGCTCCTCGAAAATCCCGGGTTCTACTTCTCTCACTAACGCCTGTTTTTCCTCTGTTTCAGTGAATTCGTCTCCTGACTCGGTAACATAAAATCCCATTTTTGAAGCGGCAATGCGTGCAGCAATCAATTCCGCTTCTTCGTATGCGTCGAGATGTTTTAAATCCAAGATTGCCGTAGTAAACCAGGGATAACCCCTTACCTGTCCAGGGCGTTCTGGTATAAAAGCAAGAAAAGCCTCATCTGCAGAAATCCTTTTGCGTCCGCTCTGTTTATCCTCTTTAATCCAATACGCAACTGGCTTATTCCACTTGTTTACTTCCACCCCCATTATAACTTTATTGCCATTGTCGAATTGCTGATTGTAATTGACATCTATGATGTCTGCTTCCAAAACTTGTATAGCGAATTTGAAAGAGTTTGAATAACCGGGTATAAATCTGACAAACACCTCTCCGTCCCTTGCCACTGTTTCTATAAAAATCCTCTGTAAATCTACCCAACTGTATAATCCTGTTACATCACACTCACCACGCCTTGTCCATTTACGCCATGCCCTTTCAATTAAATCGTTCGCAACCTTGTCAGGTTTGCCGTTCTGGTCTATTACTTTCATCTGTAACAGAATACCTTGATGTCCCACTACATTTGTGGATACCAGCTTGATGTATTTTTTGACATAATCGTTGTTCTGAAATAAGTCCCTTGCCCGTGCCTTTAATCTCGGTAACCCTGCTTTTAAGTCTTCATTGATACTCCTCAGCTCCTGTAGCCACATGTAAACAAAACGATTTATGTCTGCAGCATCAAATCCTCTTTTCTTTTTCCTTTCTCTTTTTTTGCGTTTAAAAATGTCAAACAAGCCCATTTTACCTCAACCTCGTTTTAATAACATTCGAAATACCCAATCCCTTTCTGAGCTTCTCCGCTTTCTTTTCTCTCGCCACTTCCTTCTTGAGATAATCTCTCAATGTGATAAGTTCTTCTACACTCCTATATCTCAGTGACCTTCCTGCTATCTGATATTCAAGTTGTTCTTTAGAAGCAGTGCCTCTTATAACAGCTTCGACTGCTTCAAGGGCTTTCTGTGCTTCTGAACGCCCATCATAAGTAGTTTGGTCAAGGAAATCCACAACTTCGAGAGAGCCCTCACTTACTTTATAACGCTCACCATCTGCTTCACAGAAAGCGTAATACCAGTAAGTGCCTGCTGTGAGTGCGTCAGTCTCCGTTGCACTGAAAGTAATTTTGTATCCTGTTCCGTTTGCTGTAGCTGTCTTCTCAAAAGCCGCAGGTCCCCTGAAATAATACTTAAGCGTGTAATCTGTAGCAGGATACGACGCAAAGCTTTCTTCCCATTCTATTGTTTCACCTTTAATAATTTCTTTAGGTTCATTCATAAAGCACCCTCCTTATTTCAAACCCCGCCATACAAACGAGGTCTTTTTCTGTCTCTGTTTTTTAATTCGTTGAATTCTGTTGATTGCCTGCTCAGGGGGTTGTGTCTGTGGTGTCTCCTGTTCTTTGCTCTGTTTCTCTATTCGCTTGCTCAGCTTTTGCAGATTGGGGTCTAAAATATACCTTGCCGCTATTGCATATACAGAACAGTCAAGCACCTCATTGCGATCACGAATCTTTTTCCATTCCCGTGTAGGAACGCCTTTTTTGAATCTGGTAATCATCTTTTCAGCTGTAAGTTGCATAAAGAACTCCTCAGGCAAATGCATAGGGAAATGGATATAAGCTCCCCCTGGTTCTGTAATTTGCATTCTCGAAAACAAAAGCTCTTTCGCTGTGTCAACACCTATCAGGAAAACAGGCACTTTCGCTTTATTGCGTCTCGATACTGAATAGACAATAGGCAAGCCCTTCTGACTTGCTCCCTTGATTGCAAAAATTCTTCTGATAGATTTACCCTTGACAAAATTGTAAACATTTTGCGTATACGAACCTGAGTCGATTGCAGTGCAGGCAATCTTCATTACGATACCTTTTTCGTGCGTGAAATCTTTAGATAGGTAAATGTCAAGCTGTTCCCACACCGCAGGCTCTATAACATTGCCGTAAAAAGTTTTCCAATCTATCACCCACGCCTCGTCATTTTTACCCCAGCCCCATACTACGCACTCAAGTCTGTCTTTCTGAACATCAACGCCTGCAGTTAATACCAATACGCCATCAGGGACTTCAGCACGATAGGCTTCTTTTCTTGCCACCAGTTCGTGTGTTTCCACCACTTCTCCAATATCTTCCCAAGTTTCCGCCAAGACCGTATTAACGAAAACCTTTAATTTTTCAGGCTGTTTCTTTACTTCAAAAAATTCTCTGACAAGGTCAGGAATTTTCACCCAGGGGGAATAGAGGGCATTTAACCAGAAGCCCGCCACTTTAGGTTTTTCTCTCTCTGCCCGCCACTCTCCGAACCTGACTGCTTTTAACCTATCTGCTTCATTCCATTTCGTTTTACAGTTCTCGCATACATAACCCGCCGTTTCGGGGTCTCCGTTCTCCCATTGCACATTCTTCCAATACAAAACCTGATAATGTTCACAATAGGGGCATCTTGCGTAATATTTTCGCCTGTCTGAATGCTCGTATTCCTGCTCTATGCGAGATAAGCCCTTTAAGGTTGGTGTAGAAGCCATAACAATCTTTCTGTTCCAATAAGTCATAGTTCGCTTAATCGCCAACATAATAGGGTCTCCCTCAGCTCCTGCTGAGAAAGGAAATCTGTCCACCTCGTCCATTAACAAAATTCTGACAGGTTTTGCAGCAAGAGAAGCAGGGGAATTCGCTCCAGCAAGCAGAATATAGCCTCCAGGGAATACTTTACGCAACTGTGTGTTATCTGGATTTCTCGAACTGAAATCGAATTTTTCAGATAAGCAAGGAGTATCTCTCAGCAATGGCTGTAATCTTGTCTTTGAAAAATCTTTTGCAACTTCGATTGTGGGCAAGACTACAAAAATGGGGGAAGGGTCTTGCTCTATGAAATATCCAATCGTGTTTAGAATTATCTCCGTTTTTCCCACCTGTGAGGAGGTCATGATCACCACTTTTTCGATTGTGGGGTCGGTAATTGCGTCCATAATGCCCCTCTGATATTCAGCACGCTCGGTATACCAGCGACCGGGCTCGGCACTTGCTTCTGGAGACAACACTCTTTTTCTGTCAGCCCATTGTGATAGACTCAATCTGGGAGGAGGTTTGAGAATATCTACACTCTGTTTGAGAATCTCACGCACTTGTAGTGAAGTCATCAGGCTTTACCTCCCTTAATTCATTCAAAGCTTCGTGAATTTCCTGCTCCAAACGGGCTTCGAGGGCGTTCACATCTGTATAGCTGATTAAGATAGGTGCCAGCTTTTTCGGTAAAACAAGCAATTTCTGTCTGAAATTCACAAGCAAATTTGACCACACTTTTATCACTGCTTTAGTTTCTACAAGTTCGCCCTTCATTTTTTTGACCATGAGCTCAATCTTGTCGGCACTTGCCTTTGCAATTCTGATTTTTTCTTCCATCAACGCTGAGCTTCCGCCAGCTCGTGCAAGCTCCTGATAATACTTGACAAGCTCTTTTGTAGCTTTAATAAACCAGATTTGTCCCTTAACAGGTGCATGGACTTTCTTTTCTTTTGCTAATTGCCTGTATCTCCGTGTAGTGATACCGAAAATGGGCTCTGCAACGCTACTTAAATTCACTTTGAAATCCTTTACTTCAGACATCGCTCACTCCCTCAGAAATGAAGACCTTCCAAAACCGTAAAACTGTGGCGGGTTTTCGCAGTCGGCGGGCCCATCGCAAAGCTTGTCTTAATAAGGACCCATCAACGCATTTTCGCCAACATCCAGTCAATTCTCCTCCCCAAGTTTTTAATCATGAATTCCTCAGCTTTTTTGTGAGCTGCATTCCAAATTTCGGGATGTTGAATAAATGTAGTCATACCCGGGCCTAACAATCTCTGCACGGGATATCGTCCCACTCTCCTTCCACCTATAACCTTCCTGATAAACACATGTGGTCTCCCACCTGCATGTTGAATAAAAGCATGAGGGATTAATACTCGTCTACCACGCAAAACTTGAGCACTGACCCCTTTTCTGGTCTGACGCACAGGGTAATGAATCAAACTTACTCCTTTTCCTCCTTTAGCAACTAAAACTGCATACAGTCTTGAAGGTGTAGCTCTCTTAATCGAAAAAGCTCTTTCTCTGAGATAAGAGGCTTTAATTGCATATCGTTCTCTTATTTTTTTAACTAAAAAACTTTTAGTCTGCTTAGCAGCATCGTTCAGTGTTCTAACCATAATCGTGTTTAATTCTTTCTTGTTAAAAACCCTTCTAAGCTCCTCAAGCCCTTCAAATTTAATTTTTAGGTATTCAGGCATCGTGGATATAAATAAACAATAGGGTTCGAACAAACAGGTAACACAGTGTTACTTACAAAGAAAACCCCCAAAGGTAACCTTTTTAGGGGTTTAATGCAGTATGCTTAATTTAATAATTTTATGTTGAAATAGGGATATGCCTTAAGCTTATGAAAAAATTTTTACTGTTGTTATTCTTCTGTATCTTTCTCCCCAGTTTTCTTTTCCCTGTAATAAGCCCATTGATTTTCTTTGTTGATGCCAACCAGTTCATACATAATTTTTTTATATCCAGGAAAATCTATGTCATCTTGCTTCAAATCTCCTGTATTTAAAAAAAGAGCAGGATCTATTGTAACGGGCATAGAAAAATAAACAGCTGAAGGCGGATACCCCTCCCATTCCAGGATTAATCCTTCTTTACAACCATCCAGCATGATTAGCAAATATTTTGTTATTCTTTGTTTACCCATAATAGTTCTCCTTTATAGACTATATATCTTCCAGACCGATTAAAAGAGTTTCTTTTTTATTATAGCCTACATCTTCAGGCACTTCAAGCACCTGATAAACATTGATTGACCTTATACGATAGCCTTTATCTCTCAATTCTGATAATCTGATTCTGAGTGATAAATATGACATTCCTGTCAGCTCCTGCAACTTCTCTGTGGTAATCACTCTCCTTGTTCTGTGTAACTCTTTTAATACTTCTTTCAATCGTTCGATTTTCTGTTTGTTTTTGAATTCTTTTGAGAAGTAATAAGTTTTATCTTTCATTTGCTTCAAAATAAATCTTCCCCCTATAAATATGCCCTATTTTTTTGATTTGATAATTCGAGAGTAATTCGTATATATCAAACCTATCCACACGGTTATTCTGCGTTCTACCTATAACAAGCCATATTCTTGAAAACGGGAAATTCCACTTAATGTCTTCGAGTTTCAGGAGCTTACGCCTTACATTGGTATCTTTCGTAACCTGAACCCATAAGGTCTTTTCGTTGGGCTTTATGGCAATAATATCAATGCAGTTAAAAATATCATTCGATTGAGAGAAAATCTTTTTTTTGCCTGTCTTATCTGTGAATTCTCTGAACGAGTATTGAGTGAGATGGACTGTGTAACCATATTTTTTTAAAATTTCAGCGATTCTTTTTTCTAACCGCCTGCCCGTTTTACGCCTGCTCATCTCTCTCCCCCTTTGTTTCATCAATAGGTTCATAGTCTGCACACGCATCCATCCACCATTCGTCTACTATTATAGTTAAATCTTCTCCAACCATTTCTCCCGTCAAAGCACATACCCATACACGACCCAACTCATTACGCCCACCCAAAACCCGATTTTTACAGGTTTCACAGGTTCTTTCCTGCTTCATCTCTCTCCTCCAAATACCCGTGTTCTTTTAGCCATAGCCATAAATGGGCGAGGGCGTTAGAGAGTTTAGCGTCTTCTTCTATTATCCATTCTTCGCCCACAGGAGTTTCGTATTTAACCCATATCCAAGGTTGTCCTTTATCATCCTCTCCTCTTTCAATAGTGAGATAATACAAATGAATTACATTGTCTCTTGTTTCTATATTAACAGGCAACTCCCCCAAAATTTCTTCGGCAAGGGGAGCTTTAACAAAATCTACAATATTCGCAGGAAATCTGAATTTGTAATCCCAAACTGATAGATAAAGAAGTGAATATTTTTTGAATACAGGGGCATCAGGATTGACAAGAGGGTCAGCAAAATGTTCATCTTCTGGGCTTGTGTCAATATCCTCAAGGCGATATTTTACCCAATAGAATCCTCCGCCACCCTGAGGAAACCCCGCCTCTTTCAACTTTTTAGCGAGGTCTAATGAAACAACATATTTCTCAATCATCTTTGCCCTCCTCTAATAAATATTTATGTTCATAAATATTGCCGATAACTTCTATATCGCTTGCATGGAAATAGCCCAGCTCTCTCAGATTCTCAATAAACCAACAGCCCAATCGCATAAATACTTTGCCAATGCCCCACGGGGTTTTTATTATATCTCCCTCATATATCTCTTTCCCATTCCTGTCTTTGAGACCTGTGTATTGCATAATCCCTTTTACAACCTCATTCCACTTTTCTGAACCATAATCATAAGATAACCATTGCGTATAACCATCGCCTAAGGGATATTCTACTAATATATTTTTTAATTTGCCTTCACCATCAAAATCCATTAAATGAATTGGTAAGATTTTGGGCTGACTGCCTATCAATTGTATACATACTTTAAACTTTATCTCTCTCATACCTACCTCCCCATTAACTTACGCCAATGGTTCCAAGCATTATTTATTTTGGGTCAGGCAGAATAATCCCCTCGTCAGCTTCTACGGGGTCGCACAATACCATTAAAGTTTCATCATTATTACGCCAGATATATCCCATATAACCGAGTTTAATGTTGTAGCGAGGGATGAGTTTGCCTATATGCACCTTGATATAATGCCCTTTATGCCTGAATCTTACATACTCTCCCTCTTCTCCTATTACTTCCCACCAAAATTTTGAGGTATACATATCTACACCTCCTATGGTGAAGCGGGTGGGTTGGGATCTTGCCATTCTTTATCACTATCATCCAGCTTTTTGTATTCAGGCCATAATCCAAGATGACAAAGCAATCCTATAACACCATAATTCGCAAGGTCTCTCCAAGTATCTTCAACAGGCTCATTTTGAACTTCACGGTTCTCCAGTAATAATGTTCCCAATCGCTCAATCTTATCATTCGCTCTGACCATGACTCCCAACTCACCGAAACGGGCGATATTACCAGAACCGTAATCAAGTTGTTTTTGAACGAAGATAAGATAATTAACGAGCATTTGACTAAAGAAGTCCTCTACCACCTGCCAGGATTCATCATTGAGTTGATAAACATAATCTTCAAGTTTTTCTCTTATACATTCCCAATGATAATCAAGTTTTTTTAATCTGCCCATCATTCCCTCCTTTTTTTATCATTTTTTCTACCATATCCATTAACTGTTCGCTCGATTCCTTCCACCCCCAATATTTACGCCACTGTTTTACTAAAGAAAACCACTGGGGGCGGGGAACTTTGTTTTTGATTAAAAACCTCACAAAAGACTCAATGGTCGTAATTTTTCCAAAATCCACCTTAATCGGCTCCTTAACATTCACAAGCCAATCCCAATTCTTTGCAATCGCCCACAGTCCTGGAAAACCGTTCGCAAATAGCATGATTCTATCTTTGTGTTTAACTATATGCTCAAGTCCAGCTTTCACTTTTAACCAGTCATTTTCACACTTAATCAGAATCTCGTTGAGTGCCTCCTGGTCGGTTTTACTTCGTAGGGTTTTTCGTGGGAAACCTAACTCGTGCAGGAGTTTTAAAATCTCGTCTTTAACAATGATAAAATCAATCGATTTTTCTTGCTCTATAATAGAGTGTGTATTATTATTTATATTCTCTTTCTCTTTCTCTTTCTCTTTCTCTTTCTCCCTGTTACTTTTGGATGTAACTTTATTTTGTAACTTATCATTGTAACTTTCATTTGTAACTTTTGATTGTAACTTTTCACGATATTTTTTCTGTCTCATATATTCTGATTGATATTTAAGCCAATTTAGGATAATGATTTCATTGTTATCAGTGACTTTGATTCTTTCAGTTTCAATCAGTCTTTGTTTCGCTCTTTGCCACAGCTCATTATCAATATTTAAAATCACGCAAATTTGTTCATCGGTTAAGCCACATCCAGGGGCAAGCCTGATAATACCCTCATCACCATAAGCACTATCGCCTGCAAGTGTAAGCAAATCAATCCAGATGCCCCGTATTTCGGGAGGCTCTTCTCTTATGGTGCCTCTTAGCCATTTATCTGCATAAATTTTTACCCAGGTGCGTCTTCCCATTATTTCCTCCTATTCGTCCACATCATCTGAATCTCCTGGAATCAGTTCTGTAGCTTTGCGTAATGCTTCTTTAATTTCATCAGACAGGAAATCAGCAGGGTCATAGAATCGATAATCTATGTCGTGTTCATA